AGCAGCAGGTGAAGAACGTGTTGTCCAAGAAGGTCAGGAAGGTATCCGCACAAATACTTTTGAAGTCACTTACGAAAATGGTGAAGAAGTAAGCCGGCAAGAAGTAGGAAGTGAAGTAACTCAAGCGCCGGTAAACCAAGTGACTGAAGTGGGAACAGCTGAAGAGCCAGCTCAAAGTGCCAGCGTAAATAATGTGGAGTATACAGTGCAGCATGGGGATACTTTATATGATGTGGCTACAGGTTTTGGTTCCACCGTAGAAGAAGTTAGAGAAGCCAACAATTTAACCTCTAATGTTTTATCTACAGGTCAAGATTTGATTATTCCAACTGCTGAAGTTGTTCCAATGGATATTCCCCAATCTTACGATGACCGCCAGGTAATTATGATTGATCCAGGACACGGCGGCGGTGACGGTGGTGCGCAAGGCGATACTGAGTCAGAAGATAATATTAACTTGGAAATTTCTAGCCGAATCCAAGATAAATTGTCTGAACGCGGTTATGATATCATCATGACTAGAGATGGTGATGTGGGCCTAAGTTTGGGCAATCGTTCGCAGCAAGCTAATGCATCAGAGACGGACTTATTTATTTCAGTCCACCAAAATGCAGCTGGAGGCGGAGCGAATGGAATAGAAACCTTCTACTATAACTATAGTGAAGATTATCCATCAACAATGAATGAAGAGTACCACAATGATGAACAAAGGATTGCAAATAGTAAATATCTTGCTGACTTAGTTCAAAGTAATTTAATTGAAGACACCGGAGCAACAGACCGCGGTGTTNAGTAGAACTAAAGAAACCTATGACGTGATTAAACAAGGGCAAGTACAACAAAAGAACGCCTTATTATGTGTTATAACCACGGCTGGCTTAAACCTCAACGTTCCAGCGTATGATGATTACTTGCTCTTGGATAAAATTCTTAAAGGCGAAGAAGAAGCTGACCGTTATTTCATTGCAGTATGGGAATTGGATAATGAAGAAGAAATTCACGATCAAAATAATTGGATCAAAGCCAATCCTATATTTGAAAGTGAAGAAATCAAAAAGCCAATGGTGAATGAGTTGGCAGAAGATATAAACCTTTCGATCAAACAAAATAATTTGAATCCTCTATTAGTGAAAAACATGAATATGTGGCGACAAGCTTCAGAGGACAGCCTTATTAGTGGGGAAGACTGGCAAGCAGTCGAAACTGAACCTCAAGATATTCACGGGAAAGAGGTTTACATTGGGATTGATTTAAGTAAAACCGATGACCTCACCTCTGTATCTTGGCTCGTTCCTTTAGATGATGGACGGCTTTACGCAGATTCTCATTCATTTGTAGCTACAAAGTATGGCTTGAGAGATAAAGAACAACGTGATGGTTTACCCTACCGTGAGTTAGAACGAGCTGGAGAATGTTCTATTACGCAGTTAGAAAGCGGGATCGTGGACTATGAACAAGTTTTTGAGTTTATTGAAAACCTAATCCAGGAAAATGACCTGAAATGTGTAGGGATTATGTACGATCCATACAATGCCAATAGTTTAATCTCTATGGCTGAAAAAGCCAATTATCCAATGATAGAGGTGCGACAAGGAACATTAACTTTAAACGTACCAACACGAACCTTTAGAGAACAGATCTTTGAAAAAAACATTGTTCATAATCAAAATACAATTCTTACACATGCGGTTAATAATGCGATTACTAAAGAAGATAATAACGGGATTCAGATTAACAAGTCTAAGAACTCCAATAAGATTGATCCAATCGTTGCCTTAATCAATGCTTATGTGTTTGCTATGAATCATTTCACAGAAAAGGAAGGAGAGAAAGCGGATAATGAATTTTACTCAAGTGAAGCATTTTCTTTCTAATCACATTCATACCATTCTATTTTTATTAGGTTTAGTGTTTATCACGATAGCTATTACTTTTCTGACAAATCCATATTATGGACTGTTAGCGCTGGGCGTGTGTTGCCTATTAGTAAGTGGTTTGCTTAATACAGGTTAGAATAAGCTCAATTTTGAGCCAATGTTCAAAGAGGGGAGGTTTAAACATACGTGGCACTATTTCAATCAAGAGAGAAACGAGAGGACAATACAGAACCTTTTTTAGATCATGTTGTAAGCATGACTTCAGACAATGCCAATATTTCTTACACAGGTATTAAAGCCATTAAAAATAGCGATGTGTTTACGAGTGTGAGGATTCTAGGCAGTGATATTGCTTCAAGTCCGTTACAAATTACAAGGGATAACCAAGTATTGAGTGATGGACGGATAACAGAGCTATTAAATACAAAACCAAATGACAAAATGAGCGGTTGGCACTTCAAATTTGCGCTTATGGTGAACATGCTTCTTAATGGCAATAGTTTTGCTGAAATCATACGAGCTGGGAACAAGCAAATCAAACAGTTAGAACTGATTAAAAATTCCTTAGTATCTATGAAACAGCGAAAAAATGGCAGTGTCTATTATGAAATAGAGAATGAAGACAAGTCAAAACGAATTGTAGAACAAGATAATATATTACACTTTAAGTATTTTACTCAAGATGGACTAACAGGAATTTCTCCATTGTATTCTTTAGCTGATGAAATGAAGGTACAAAAAGCGGGAAATAAAACCATTCATAATTTCTTTTCAAGAGGGATTAATAGCAGTGGAATTTTAAAGGTCAATAAATCTGATTTAAATGCTGAAGCAAAAAATGCTATTCGTGAGAAATTTGAAGAAGCGAACGGATCAGATGAGGGAAATAACGCCTTACGAACCATTATTCTTGATGAAGCAATGGACTATCAAAATTTAGAAGTTAACACCGATGTATTGAAGTTGATTAATTCGAGTGATTGGACGACAAAACAAATTGCCAAAGCGTTTGGAATACCCAGCGAACGGTTGGGCGTTGAAAGTCACCACTCGAACACAACACAAGCCAACGTGACGTATCTCCAAAATACACTGGTGCATTATTATCGTTCGTTTACAAGTGAATTAGATAATAAATTACATTATCAATTTAAATTTAATTCAGAATTTTTATTTGAAGCAGATCCCGAAACGATGACTGAAACAATTGTCAATCAAGTAGAGAGTGGCTTAATTACCAGGAATGAAGGACGGGCAAAACTAGGATATAAGCCCGTAAGCGATGGAGATGAATTGATATATTTCAAAAGGAGGAATACAAACAATGGCAACGAAACAAGCAACAATGGAAGAATTGAGGGTTAATGAACAACCTGAACTCGATTCTGAAGTTACGGAAGAAGGACAAGACGGACAAGAAGGACAAGGCGGACAAAACGGACAGGAACAACAACAATCAGAGAAAAAAGTCATTAGTGGTTATGCTTTAAAATTCAATGAACCGAGTAAAGATTTAGGTGGATTTACTGAAGTCATTACTCCTGAAGCACTGAAAGAAGTAGATTTTTCCAATGTGTACTTACTATATAATCACGATTACAGCAAGCCATTAGCTAGTACAAAAGCGGAAACTCTCAAGTTAGAGGTAGATGAGGTAGGTTTGAAGTTTGAAGCTGAACTACCTAACACAAGTTATGCTAATGATGTCTATGAAAATGTGTCTAGCAATATCATTGATTCTATGAGTTTTGGCTTTGAAATGGAACTTGATTCATTTACAGAAAACGACAATGGAGAAGTCACTCGTTCCATAGATAAAATGAAATCATTGAATGAAATCAGTGTGGTAACGATCCCCGCTTATGATGATTCGGTAGTGCAAGTAGATAAACGTTCTTATAAACAATTTATGAACAAAGCTAATCAAAAAGGAGAGAGTAAAAATATGGATAAAAATTTATTGAACAATGAACAAACTGAAATTCGAGGATATGAAGACTACATTAGGAGTAAAGGGGAAGAACGTGATGGCGTAACAACAGAGAACGCTTCAGCGGTCGTACCTAGTGAAGTGATTAAAGAAGTTTTTGACCTGAAACGAGCAGATTATAACTTAGCTCAATATGTAACTGTAAAAGATGTGTCAAACGGGCAAGGACAATATCCAATAGCTACCGATCAACAAGCGACATTATTAACCAAAGAAGAATTGGCTGAAATTGGTGATGTTGATGCTGATATGTTTACTCAAGTCGATTACAAAGTAGAAACAAGAGCGGGTAAAATTGCTTTATCTAATGAAGTTGTTGAAGATTCTGAAGTAGATATTGTGAAAGAAGTCAAAGATCAATTAAATAAATTGGTGGATAATACGGATAACCAACACATTATTGATTTACTTAAAACATTTACTTCAAAATCAGTAAGTACTTTAGATGAATTGAAACAAATCAATAATGTAGATTTAGATCCAGCATTAAATAAAACAGTGCTATTAAACCAATCAGCATTTAACCACCTAGACACATTAAAAGATAATGATGGGCGTTATATCTTACAGCCTGATATTACAGCACAAAGTGGAAAATCTTTATTCGGGCTTCCAATTGTGGTGATTTCTGATAAGTTGCTACCAAATGAAGGCAGTGATTTCCCTGTTATTATTGGTGACTTGAAACAAGCGGTATTTGTTGCAAGAAGAAACCAAATTACAACACAATGGGAAAAATTCGATCATTATAGTCAAGGTTTAGCGGTTATTGTTCGTAATGATTATGAAAAGATTGATGAAGATTCAGCCGTTTATATTAAACTATCTAATGAAACAGCTGGCACTGAAGGGGCTTAATGGTGATGGAGTATGTTACCAAAAGTAGAAGATATAAAAAATAGTTTGCGTATAGATCATAATGAAGATAATTCTATGCTTGAAAATTTGATTATAACCGCTGATGACTATATTTTTAGTGCAATCAGTGCTTCAGAGGAGCATTATGAGGCGATTTCAGAATATAAGCAATACAGTTGGGCGGTAAGCTTGCTTGTACAGCACTGGTATTTGAACAGACAGGAAGCAACTTCCCACCATATGCCTAATACAGTACTATCACTTGTTCAACAGATGAGAGGGAAACATTATGCCAATCATTAATAATGTGAGAGAACTTAATGAACGGATTACGTTTCAATCGAAACAGTCTAACCCTGGACCCGAGCCAGGCAATACGATCACTGACTTATTTTCATGCTGGGCACATGTACGAACGCAAAATATTCAAGATGTGAAAGCGTCTTTTGGTACAACGTTTGAAAATACCGTTGATTTTGTGATTCGTTATAAGCAACCGTATGATATTAATAATACAATGGTGATCCAATGGCGTGGAGAATCGTATGAGATTGTTGAAATCAATCCCGATACAGGGTTCAAAGAATTTACTGTTATTGTAGGAAGGAAATTAGGCTAAACGTTTACATTTGTAAACGTAAGTGGTATAATAAAGGTATTAGTAGATATGCTAATAATCCTTTTTAAAGATAGCGGGGCTTGTCACCTTATCGCTATTGGGTATTAATAGAAAGCACGTCCAATAAAGGGCGTGTTTTTTGTTTACGAATGTAAACATTCATAGTATAATGGCAGTGTTGGCAGACGTGCTGACAGTTAGTAGACGTACTAACACAATAGCTATTGAATTGTTGCAAGGTAAGTTTAGAAAACGATAAAGTTACGATTTTTCAGGCTGAATATCTTTGATGTTGTAATGTTTAATAAGAGGCACGTTTAAAAAGCGTGTCTTTTATTGTATATAAAAAAGCACTCAATTTAATGAGTGCAAGTCCTTTGCTATCGTCTAGGCAACGTGTGTATTTTGTTATCTAAAAAAAGTTTAGATAAGAGTTTAGATAATTTAGATTTTCATGACTATATTTGAAACAGATATTTTCATAAAAACCCTATTATATCAGCACTTTAAGTTACCTTGATACTGTATAAAATAATTAAAACGGAAAATGAGGGATTCGAACCCTCGATACGGTTAGACCGTATACACGCTTTCCAGGCGTGCTCCTTCAGCCACTCGGACAATTTTCCATAAACAATCTATTGGTTTGCAACTTCTATAATATATCATGGAATGAAATTGTTTGTCAATTTTAGGTTGAAAATTTTGAATTATTTGTTCCTGTTCATGTATGATGAAAGTAAGAATAATATTGAGTAGGTGAAGTAATATGAAGAAAAGAAGAGGATTTGCTTTTATAGTTATTGGAATATTATTATTAATTTTAGGAGCATACATCTTAACGTTTGATTTGTTAGTCGGAATGTTGGCAGTTGGAGTAGGCCTTCTAATTTTTATTAAAGGATATCGTTTAACAAAAGGTGTTCAACCAAAAGATTTGAGAAGATACGAGGAAAGAGAAAAAGAAGACAGTGAAAAATTAAAAGAAAAGAAACAGGAAAGAATTAGAAAACGTAATTCAAATAGCACACAAAACCATGATAACTAAAACGACCACTACCCAATACTTAGGGAGAGTGGTCGTTTTTTAGTTATTCATTGTTACTTCCAGATCCCTCGTTGTTGCCGGGTTCTACTGGAGTAAGGTCTTGGGTGCTTGAATCAGTGGAGTTTGTTTCAGTGCCACTATCGCTTTGTGGCGTGTTATTTTCTCCATCGTTGTTATTATTTTGCTGGTCTGATCCGCCATCATTTTCATTATTTTCTTGGTTGGCTGAGCCAGATTGTTCACCCTCTGTGTTTTCTCCGGAGTTTCCAGTTTCTCCTTGGGTATTACCGCCAGTATCGTTATTACTGCCGTCTCCGGATTCTTCTTCAGGGGGAGAGCCTTCTTGTCCATTCCCATTGTTTCCGTCATTGCCGCTATTTCCGTCATTTCCAGAATTACCTTCAGAGGAGCCTTCAGGGTTACTAGAAGACTCTTGTCCTTCCTGGTTATTTCCTTCGGTGTTAGCATCTCCTGAATTATCTGTATTGCCAGAATCATCAGAGGTATCATCGCCTTGATTATTTCCTGGATCTTGTTCAGGAGCAGGAGTTTGAGGTTCCTCGTTTTGGTTATTTTCTTGATCGTTTTCATCATTTCCAGATTCTTCAGAAGAGGTGCCTTGTTCTTCTTGAGTATTATCCTCGTTACTAGAATCATCTTCGGTGGTAGGTGACTGTTCCTCTTGATTTTGTTCTTCTTGATTCTCTTCATTGTCATTACTGTTCTCTTCGTCTTGAGAATCGTTTTGAGGCGGTATTGGGCCATTTCCTTCAACGAAAAGTTCAGTCACCGTCTCACTATCAGGAGTGGATGACGTCGCTTCTTCAGCTGGAACAGAACCTTCAACAACTTCTTCTTCAATAACGGAGTCTGGTTGTTGCCAGTCTTGAGATTCTTGTCCTTCAGTATAACGAGTCATGAATTCTCGGTAGACATCTCTAGGAATCTGTCTTGTTCCGTCATCATTGTGTAAATAACGATTTTCTTGGTAGGGCTGGTCATATCCGGCCCAAACAGACATGGTTATGTTCGGAGAATAACCTGCAAACCAAGAGTCCGGAACCCCGCCGCTTGGAATATTGTATTCCTGCATCTGGTCTTGAGTGTAGTTCGTTGTCCCAGTTTTACCTGCGTGAATAAGGCCAGGAACATTTAATGAAGAACTATAATAATCTTCCGCTACACCTTTTAATATATCGGTAATCATATACGCCGTGGAGTCGCTCATTGCTTGGTTTGATTCCGGAGTTAAGTCGATTTCTTCTCCGTTTTGTTTAACTACTTTTGTTACTGCATGAGGCTCTGTATACGTTCCGCCATTCGCAAAAGCACTGTAAGCCCCAGCTAATTGCATAGGGGTTAATGTCCCATTGATTGCATTGGAAGGAACTAACCCGCCAGATCCGGAGGACAGATTTTGGGCATTAATACCAATATTGCCTAAGAATTGTTCAACGTTACTCATGTTCAAGTCCTCATTGAAAATTTTTGCTGTAGGGATATTTCTTGATGTCATCAATGCCTCTCTAATTGACATTTGGCCATTGTATTCATTATCCCAGTTCTGTAGTTCCCAATCTGTCCCAGGAACAGTATAGGGTTCGTCGACGACTTGATGGTGGGTTGAATAGTTTAGATATTCAATCGCTGGGCCATAGGTGGTTAGAGGCTTGATTGCCGAACCAACTCCGCGTCTCATACTGGTAGCTCTGTTGTTAGATAATTGCCCGTCAATGTGTCGACCGCCGCCAACAGCTAACAGTTGACCTGTTTCATTATCAATAACTGTAGACGCTGTCTGCATTTCCTCATTAGGATACTGGACGATACTTTGGTCGTGTGTTACATCATAAACGGTTTGCTGTGCTTCTGGATCCATATTGGTATGAATAGTTAATCCTGCTGTATAGGGGTTCAGTCCTGTTTTTTCTTCGACTTCTTGTAAAACTGTTGTGATGTACCCATCATAAACTAAATTATTTTGATTTTGATTGTCACTACTTGGATTTTGAAGTCCTTCCTCTACAGGTGTCTGGTAAGCTTGTTGTGCTTGTTGTTCGGTAATGGCTCCATATTCAACCATAGCATAGAGGACAGTATCTCTACGGTTTTTGGCTGCGTTTGGACTAGTGACCGGGTTATAATAATTGGGTGCTTTTGGCATCCCAGCTAACATCGCTGCTTCGTGCAGTTCCAAATCACTGACATGTTTCCCATAATATTCTTGGGCTGCCGTTGCCATACCATATACATTTCCACCCATGTGCACTTTATTAAAGTACAAGGTTAGAATTTGCTCTTTTGATAATCTGTTTTCTATTTCGGTAGCTAACCACGCTTCTTGTGCTTTACGTTCTAATGTTTGGTCATCTTCTGAAGTAGAGAAGACTGAGAGTTTGACTAACTGTTGAGTGATGGTACTTCCACCACTAACGATCTCCATATTTGCTAAAAAACCACCGGCTGCTCGTGCGATACCGATTGGATCAACTCCCTCATGTTCATAAAAGCGCTGATCTTCAATACCCAATACCGCATCTTTTAAGACTTGAGGGAACTCTTCAGCGGTTCCTCGTTCTCGGTTATTATCTCCTAATGTGTAGAAGACGTCGCCATTACGATCAACGATCTCAGAGGAGTATGAGCTTTGCAAATCTTCTTGAGTTAATTCCGGGGCGCTAGAAACATAATAAGCAAACACCCCGCCTCCAGAGATCACTGCAAGAAGAATGATTAGACCTGATCCAACTAGAAATCGTCTAACCCAAGTTCTCCAAGGGGACTCACCGAAAGTATATGATCTTTTCTTTTTCCGCTTTGACCGCGTATTTTTATTTTTTGCCATAATAAACTCCTTTGACTCAATGATTTCAACTATTTTACTATACCTTATATTTTCTTAAAATACTTATAAATAATTAGTCCAACTATCAAATTATAAAGTACTTTTATAATATTTCAATCATTATTTTGAATGATTTTATCAATCACAGGTAAAAACGGGATGCGCGGAGAAATCTCGATTTGTATTGCAATCCCCAGTTGTTTAATTTCAGAAAGTGGAATGGATTTTTTCTTGGATTCTTTACATTGATTATCCCAATAAGTAAAAAGATCTGTCGCCTTGAAGTAATAATGTTTTTCTAGTCTTGAAAAATAAAGAATGACAAAAACAATCCCCCCTTGATCCACACATTGTTTCATATGGTCTATTTGATGTTGGTGGAAATTTTTTAGAGGGAAAGACGTTTTATTTTTGGTTTCTTTTGCTTCAAAATCAATGTAATGCCCCTTGTAAATGCCGTTATAATCCGTGGTAGAGGCCTTTCTGAAGTAGGCTTCAGTAATTTTAGCAGCGCTTCGTTTAGGATAATCGACGTTTACGATCTGAACCGGGGTCGGTTTTTTGTGAATAATCGCTTGATTTGTTTTGCGGTAGTATTCGATAGATTGGTTAATATCATCCTCTAAGCGCATCCCGCGATTTTTATGGGTCAAACTTTTTTTAGGTGGTTGCTTTTTTGATCCTGATTTGACACGATTAGTGTGATAAGGTTTACCATTAGGGTAGCGTATAACCACATGTATCACTCCTATCAAACATATTTAGTTATATTTTACCAAACATATCTTCGCATAGGAACGAAAGGCGTGAATTTTATAAAAAATTTATTTGTAAGTGGATACCGTTCATATGAGTTAGGCATCTTTTCCAATGAGGATGATAAATTGTTTTTTATCAAAGAACATTTAAAAAAGCGTCTTAA